CTAATTGAACTTGTTCTTGTGCCATAAAAGAAATGTGTTCTAGAATATTTTTTTGAACTGCAGCCATTACCATTGGATTATTTTGTACCATATTTAAACTCATAAAGTGTAAATGGGCATCAATGTGTGCTTTATGGTCTTGACCTGGAAAAGCTTGAAAAGGTTTATTAGACATTGCTACAATATGTTCTAATGCTGGGTCCATTGGAATCGGTTTTTGCGGTGGTGGTAAAATAGAATTAATATTTTTTATACCTACCGCTTCATACATAGAACGATACGCTTGATATAAGTTGTGAATTTGTGGATTTGATGACGCTAATTGTAATTGCATTTGCGCCATAGAAATTCTTTGTGTTTGAGAAAAAATATTTGGATCAGCAACTGGTAAAATATCTATTCTGTCATCAAAATCAGCTTGTTTAATTTCACGTCTAGCATTCGGTACATCATAAGGATAAACCGGTGGTAAATAAGTTTTAAAAACATCTGATAATAATTTAAATTCTTGTTTTAATCCGACATATAATCTTTTGTGTATAGCGGACATTACTCTTGAACCTCTTTCAAGTAACGCAACCGTTGTACCGACTGCAGCTTGTTGGTTCATATCGCCTACTTGATTGTCTGCGATAGCCGCGAAACGTTGACCTGCGCCTACTACAATACCCATCAATTGTAAAAGAGTCGCGGATGGTTCTTTGTATGGTAATTGCATAAATGAATCTCTGATGTTTCCACCAGGTGCATCTACATCTCTAAATTCTCCAGGTTGTAAAGGTTGAGCATCATCTCTAACTCTTATTCCTCTAGTTTTAAATCCTGCAGGTAAATTAGCTAAAGTTCCTGCATCTAATAATTGTCTTAATGCAGAAGTTGCAGTTCTAGATAATCCACCAATCATGTGAATTAAACCAAAGCCATAAAAACCTAGACCTGGTAAAAATTTAAAGTGAACAAAATATTCTTTTTTCTTTTTTAATTGATCCTGAATTTTAAAGTTTCTTCTAATTGCTAAAACTTTAAAAGTAGATTCATCAATTGTTACAATGTAAGGTAATTTAATTCCAGTTGGTTCTCCATCTTCTGGGTTAACATCTTCATAGCCTTCTAAATCTAAATTAACATGACATTCAATTAAAGTATAAATATCATCTTGTTTATCTTTAGTAATTCCTTCCAACTCATGTTCTTTTTTCTTTAATTCATTTTCAGTAATTGGAGGTTTACCTAATTCTATATCTCTATAAAAACCTGCTACTTGTTGTTTACGTAAATCATTTTCAGAAACTTTAATGACGTGTATAACTGATTCTGCATCTTCTAGTGAAGTTGCTGCGTAAGGTACAACTAAGTCATCAGCCGGTACAAATTTGGAAACGGCTCTACCTAAGAGTTCGTCATAGTAGACTTTCTTAAATGTAGAGCCGGCGAGGGGTAAATAGAATAGCATTTGGTCAAACTCAGGTTCGTATTCCTTCATTTGATCCATTAGCTGCCAATTCATGAAATCTTTTACACGATGTGCTTGATCTTGTTTTGCTTCGTTAATATCTCCTAAAATTTGTGCTCTGACTGGTCCGTCAGCTGGTAATAATTCTTTATAAGCAGTTGCTTGAAATTGTGTAACTGCTTCTGCTAAAACTGGGTGAGTAACGCCTGATGCGCCTCTAAATGGTTCTGTTCTTCTTTCGTATTTAAATCCTAAAAGATCTAAACCTTCTCTATAACTATCTTCCCAATCTTTTCTTGAATTTCTGTAATCTCTATAATCTTCTGTAAGTTTAGCACCTAGACTATCTAAAACTCCATCATCTAAAAATTCTGCTAAATTTGCATAGTGATCTTCGCCACCTTCTGGTGATGCTGCGGAAGGATCAAAAGAAACTTCTGCTCCTCCTTCTTCAGTCATCGTAACTTCGACTGGTTGACCTTCTGCGTCAACTTCTTTTATATTCTCCTGAATTGCTTCTTCGATTTCCTCTTCACCTGGAAGCTTTACAGTCGTTTTTTGATTGGGTAATGATTTATCTATATCGGCCATTTTTCTATTCTATATGCTATTACTAATGATTTCAACACCTGAAAAGCTTCTATCTCTATACATCAGTGTTGTCAACTTTATTGAAAAGGTCATATATGAAACCTTCCTTATCTTGATATTTTTTATATTGGTCATACGCAGTCAGACCTGTACTTATTGCTAATCCAGGTAAACCTAAAAATCTAGTAGCTCCTCTAATTATCCCTGGACTCATACCTAATCTTGCAACAGAAGCTAACTTACCTGATTTATCAGCTACGCCTGCAGCCTTTGTTAAAGGTTCCATAGTAGCTAATCCTAACCAATTGAAAGGATCTTTTGCAATCTCTACTGGATCTCTCCCTTCTTCAATTTGTCTACCAATATAATAAGCATCGAATACGGCTGTTGGTAAAGGTAATCCTACATGAGCCGCAGTTCGTCCGGCTTTTCTTAACAATCCAGGTTTAACGGATGTCCCAGCTTGGACCGGCATTGGATTATCAGCAGCCCACGCTTTAAGTCCTGCTTGTGAAACAACGTCGTCAGTTCCAGTATTAACAAATGCACCTAATGTGTCATCGTATTTAATAGATGGCATTTCAGGTTTAGGAACAAAGAAATTTTTAATTCCTCTTGCAAATTTTTGCAAAGTACCTTCAGGATTATTATTTAATTCCTTAACAAAACATCCATCAGCACAATTAATTGCTTTATCCCATTTTCTTTTTCCTTCAATAGGTAAAAGTTTATAACGTTCTGCAATTTGTTCAATTAAATTAGGATTAGTTTTTAGTGAGTCAGTAAACATTTTAGAGACTTCTCTTTTAGCAGCTCCAACAGCTTGAGTTGGTTTAATGTCTTTTGCCCCAATATAAGATTTAGTCCCTGGTAATTTTACTCTTACATTAATTTTTTTTAATTGTTTAGCAGCTTCTTCTTTTGAAATATTTCCTTTTTTAAATTCTTCAACAATTACTCCAGCTGTATTATTTTTTACTTGTGGAGTAAGTTGTATAGATTTATCCGGTGCCACTTCAACACCTAGTCTATGGTGTAGTTCTAACGGATTTTTTGACATTGCTTGTGCAGAATATTTAGAAACTAAGTCTGGATCTTTAGATAAAAAATTATAAAGCTCTGCATTAGTTGGAACTCTATCATACTTTGCAAAATAACTTGCTATAGTTGCATTTGGTAATGATCTTTTAAAACCATCAGCAATTTTAGTTAAATCTTTAACTTTATTAAATTGTGGGTGATCTGTAATTAATCTATCGTTTACACCCAATGGTCCTTTGTATCTTGCGTGATGATAAGTAATTCCAGTTTTATTATCTTTTACGCCTGCAAATTTTTTATCTTTAATGATTTCTTCAAATTGAGGTTTAACATTATCTTTTAAATTTTTCTTTTGTTTATTTGCAGCTGTTAATAAATAACCTAATAATTTATTGTCTTGTATTTGTAGGATAGCTTTGCCTGCTCCTTTATCAACTTTATATTTTTTATCTACAACTTTAAAATATTCTTCTTTTTTCTTTTTTAAAAATTCTTTTTTATAAGTCGGATCTTTTTTCTTTTTCGCCATATATTCTTTTTGATATTCTTTTTTCTTTTGTAAAAAAGATTTAGGATCTCTATATTTACTTCTAGTTGTAGCAGAAGCATCTAACCATTCTTTAGGAGTAAATTTTTTTCCTGTTTTAGGATTAATATATTTATTTTTTTGTAGATCTTCTAAAAGTTTTAATTTTTCTTGATAGGCACTTATGAAAGGACGACCGAGTCTGTCTTTCTTAAATTTTAATTCTTCTATTAATTCTATTCCTTCTACGGCCACTATCTCCTCCTAGTGAACATCGAAGCGACGCCAACCGGACCGCCTTGGGCCCATCCCCAACCACCATCAGTTCTATTTGTGTTTTGAGCACCTGAAGATTTAGCTTGTCTTGAACCACCACCCATTCCTGATGGATCTACATTGCCTGAAGCAACTTCTGAAGATGCAATTCCTTTTCCACCTCCAGTATTTACATTTCCTGTTAATTCACTTACACCCGCTAATTGCGCAGCAGCTTTCGCTGCATCTTCTTTAGCTTTTTGTTGTTTGGCCAGTTCAATTAAAGCAAGGTCTGCTGCAATATTTTGTTTAGTTGTTGTTACATTTTTATAATGATCAAATCGTTTTTGATCATAAGGAGATAAATATCCATTCTTTGCTAATTTTGCTTCTAAAGTATCTACAATCTCTGCTGCTTTTTCTACATAGTTTCCAAACATAGATCTAACATTTAAACCGAATGGATCTTTGTTAGCCATATTAGTATTTGGATCTGTATAACCCATAAATGATTGAGTTGTGATTTGATCACCTAAAGTCATATTATCATAATAATTATCTGGTAACCCTTTTGCTATCATTCCAGAAATTCCAAATGGTATACCAGAAGTTATTCTTGTATCTTTGGGTCCCCGCATTCCTCTTGATAACATTTCTTGAACAGAGTCTTGTGTATTTATTCCTAGTTTGTCTAATCCAGTGTTTATTAACCCTTGAATTTTACCAGGATTGTTTAATCTGTCTTGTCGTGTATCAATAGCGCTTTGAAAATTACTAATATTTTGTCCTATTGGAGTTTGAATTCCAATTCCACCACCTCCTCCACCACCAGCACCTGGAATTATACTTTGTTGAGTATTAATAATATTCTCAACACCTCCACCTCCGCCACCACTAGTATCACCGTCCCAATATCCTAAAGATCTTAAAGTATCCTGAATAGTTTGATCACTGTGTCCACCTAAATTCATTGATTGATAAATAGCAGCTGCTTGACCTGTTAAATCATCTGCCCAGCCACCTGTGTTAAATCCAACTCTACCACCGTCTGCCTTATCGCGCACCGCGGATAAGTATTCTATAATTTCTTTTACGCTTTTACCTCTAATCTCTTCAACATCCACGCCTTCTTGTTTAGCGATTAAGTCATAATCTAATTTTCCGTATTTAGGTTCTTTAGCAACCTTTGTAGTTTCTTCAAATAAATTCTCAACACCTCTTTTTTCTGAAGTGCTTTTTAAAGTTTTAGGATTAAAGGGAATACCCTGTTCATCAAACTGCATTTTAATTACAGTGTCATCAAATACAGGATCTTTTGCTGGGATCTGACTTGCTACATCCCCATGATCTGGATTTCTTGCTTTAATTTTTGAAAAAAATCTATCTAAACCTTCTTTAATAATTCCTGAAACTTCAATTCCTTTGTCTGTTAAATACTTAACAGCACCATCATAATCAAGATTAAGATCTTTGATTTCTTTTAACAGTTTAAATATATGTCCGCTTGCCATTAATAATACTCTCGTTCAACTTGTGGTAATGCTTCATCTTTAGCATCTTCGGGGTGACCTATAAAGCCGCCCTGCCTGAATCGCATTACTGCTTGTGTCATGCTGTCGACTAAATCGTCGTTATCTCCATACGGAAATGCAGCACACTCTTCTATAACCTCTTCAGCGAATTTTTGTTCGGGCGCCCAAATCATTCCGGACTCGAAAATCGGAGCGACGGCGTTTACTCTAGCATGTTTGTCATTTCCTTTGCTAGGTGTGTAATTTATAACAGGAATACCCATTTTTCTCAACTCATATGTTAAAGGGAGTCCTGAAGCCTTACTCTCCACGATCACCGTTTCTGGATTCCAATATTTGTACTGCTCTAACGCTTTCTTCCTTAATTCTGGAAACTCTAATCGGTCTTTAACTGCATCTAATAGTATTAAGTGAGCAGGCGAATCCGGATCGGGGTAAAATATCCCC